TGCTGGTACTGTAGCTGCTATCGAAACAGCTGTAGAAAACGGCGTAAACGAACAGAAAACCCCAACAACAGGTGTCGGCAAACCTTGGTAAGATAAACTTACCTACTGTTCCTAAACCTCTACCTACGATGGAAATCGAGTTTAAACCACCTACAGCTCGAATTCCAAGCTATACCCCTATGGTGATCCCTCCAAGCGATCTGGAGGCTCCTGAAGGGGTAGAGGCAGAGACTACAGAAGAACCAGTAGCACCTCAAGTACAAATTCCTGTATTAGATATAAAGATGCCATTACCTACAGCAGAGGTAGTGGCAACTGCTACTTATGCAGCTGTAGCAGCTGTAGCTACAACCACTTTAGCAACACCTTTCTTCGATCAAATTAAGAAGAAATTACAGAAATTCATCCAAGGCAAGATTGATAAATGGAAGCAAAAGCAACAGAAGAAAAAGGATTCCTCGGAAAGCTGAAAGATGCTGCCGAGGATCAGGAACATCAAATACAAATTCTTGGGACGTTTGTTCGTCTTGGAGTTGTAGTTTGGAGTGGGTTTATCATCACGTTAAATTACGTAGAAATACCTATGATTAAGAAAAGTCCTGGTGGGGATATTACGTTTCCTGCTTCGGTTTTTACTGGAGCACTTGCAACATTTGGTTTAACTACTGGCAGTAACGGTAACGGAAAAAAAGACAAAACAAAGACATGAAAAAATGGTTATTAACGCTGTTGCTGCTATCACCAACTGCTGTAAAAGCAGAGCTAGTTACTCCCAACTTTACACAGGGGAGTATGAATTCAACAACAACAACGACCCAAGAGATTGTAGAGGAAATAACTACGACAACCTATGGGTCTGCATTAAGCAAATGGTCTGGGGAAAACATCAATCATACTTCAGCAACATCTGGAGGAGTAGTAGACTCAGATTCAGTATTTACAATACACACAGCTGGAGATCCATTTACTCTAGAAGTAACAACAAGAGCAGCCAGTCAGATACTGTCGCTAACAGAAATAGAAAGAGAAATCGACACTACTTCTACTACGGTATCCTTATCAGTCTTCTCTCAATAACTACTGCTAAAGCAGAGGAGAATAATGTATCTAATCCAGTTGCAGCTGCGACAGGTAATGTAACTAATCAGGCGGTGCAATTCCAGAATAATGGAGCACCGTCTAGACAACATTATGGTCCTAATATAAGTTGTAATGGAGCTACAATGACATTTTCTCCATTTTATATGGGAAACCATACTAAGCCTTGGGATATAGATGAAGATGGTATGCGTCCTTCTAGTTATACTATGGCAGAGAACTGGGGTGGTCAAATTAATTTCATGGTACCTTTAGATCGTGAAGGTCTTAACAGATGTCGGTCAATAGCTGCTAGACAGGAGGAAAAGATGCGTCTTGATTATGAGTTAGTTAGAGTATTGAAGTGTGCAGAATTGCAAAAGAAAGGGTTTATGTTAAAACCTAATACCCATATTGCAAACATGTGTTATGATGTAATACCTATAGCTAAGTACGAAAAAGATAAAGAAACATCTCTTAAAGAGTATTTTAAAGAAAAATGTACTCCTGTAAAAGGTTTTAAACTACCTTGGAAAGAACAAAAGTACGAATGTAAAACTATTAAAACAAAAATGACATACGCTAACAAAAGTGCAAAAGAACTATTAGCTGAAAAAGAAGAAGCAGCTAAAGCTAAAAAAGCAACTAAAAAATCCACAAAATCTACTAAAGAATAATGACCTTATTATTGAAGCCTATCCTTTTCGCCTTTTTAAAGTCCAAAGCAGTTAAACAACTTGTTGTTGATTTGCTAGAAGGCTTGGCAAAATCCACAGATAACACACTTGATGATCAAGCTGTGGCACTAGTAAAAAAGAATTTACTACCTAAATAATGACTAAAGCTAGAGCAACTGAAGCTCAATTTAATGAGCTGCACAATTTAATTACCAAGGAGTTTCTAGAAAGAATAAAAGCTGGTGAAGCCACTACTGCAGACCTTAAGGCAGCAGCTGATTGGCTGTATAAAAATGATATCACAGGCATAGCATTAGATGGATCTCCTCTTGGTGCTCTAGCTGATCTAATGCCAAAGGTTGATTTTGATGCAGTACAACGAGCAGTAACACGCTAATGGCTCCTAAGAAACTCCCGCTTTCTAAACTCAAAAAGAGTGCCCGTAACTACCGCAAGAATCCTTTGTCTAGAGTAAAGAAAAACTCAGCCCAAAGGAGTCGAAATAAGCTCAAAATCAATAAAAAATACCGTGCTGAACTAAATAGTGCTAGGCGTAAAGCTGGTGCTTACGGTAAAGGCGGTAAAGATTTTTCTCATACTAAATCTGGGAAGTTAGTTAGAGAAGATCCATCTGCAAACCGAGCGAGAAACCGTGGTAGGAAATGACACCAGTACTCCCAACATCTGAACACTACTTACAAAACCTTATAGTTATGACCTCATCTGATGCAAAACGTCTTTGGAGAAAATCTATTAAGGAAGCAAACAATTATGAATGTATCTATTGTGGACAAAAACATTATGAACATGATCTTACCATTGACCATGTACATCCCAGAACAATGGGAGGTAATGATATTACTTGCAACTGCGTTCCCGCATGTAGGTCGTGTAATCAGAGTAAAGGGAGTCAGAATTGGTTAACTTGGTTTAGGGATAACTTCCCTCCAAATCCATTTAGAGAATCAATGATCTTTAACTGGATACAATAACCCTGTAAGGTACCCATAAGCCTCTGTGAAGGGGCTTAAGTACCGTTTATATACATATGCCTAGAAAGAAAAAACAAGCACCCTTAGAGGAGCAATTACAAAAAGATTTCCGTTTATTCCTAACGGCCATCTGGACGCATTTAGCGTTACCTGCACCTACCAGAGCACAACTTTGTATAGCAGAGTATTTACAACATGGACCCAAGAGACTCCAAATTCAAGCTTTTCGAGGTGTTGGTAAATCTTGGATTACTGCGGCTTTTGTTCTTTGGACGTTATATAACGATGCCAATAAGAAGATCATGGTTGTTTCGGCTTCTAAGGATAGAGCTGACTCATTTTCAATCTTCTGCCAAAGATTAATCCTTGAAGTACCGTGGATGTCCCACTTAAGACCTAAAAATGATGATCAGAGATGGTCTAGAGTGTCTTTTGATGTGGGTACCGCTGCACCTCACCAAGCACCTAGCGTTAAATCAGTCGGTATTACGGGACAGTTAACTGGATCTCGTGCAGATTTGATGGTTTTAGACGATGTAGAGGTGCCAAACAACAGTATGACCGAACTACAACGTGAAAAACTACTTCAATTGGTTACTGAGTGTGAGTCTATTCTTACTCCTAAACCTGATTCTCGTATCATGTTCCTTGGAACTCCTCAGACTACTTTTACCGTCTATAATAAACTCAGAGAACGAGCTTATAAACCTTTTGTATGGCCTGCTAGATACCCTCGAAAGGTGGCTATGTATGATGGTTTACTCGCACCACAACTAGAACAAGACTTAGAAAATGAAAAAGATCTCACTTGGAATCCAACGGATACAAGATTTAAGGAGGACGATCTGCTGGAACGTGAATCTGCTATGGGTCGTAGCAACTTTATGTTACAGTTTATGTTGGACACTTCTCTTTCTGATGCAGAAAAGTTTCCTCTTAAATTTGCCGATCTCATCATTAATCCAGTCAACCCCGAAACAGCACCTGAAAACATCATCTGGTGCTCAAGTAAAGACAACATAGTTAAAGACTTACCTTGTGTAGGACTTCCAGGGGACTATTATTATAGCCCTATGCAGGTTCAAGGTGAATGGAAACCATATAGTGAAACTATCTGCAGCGTAGACCCCTCTGGAAGGGGTACAGATGAGACTGTAGCCTGCTTTATTTCCCAGTTAAATGGGATTATGTATTTACATGAAATCTACGCCTCTACAGACGGTTATTCAGACAGTACTCTATTATCCATACTTGCTAGATGTAAAAAATATAAAGCTTCAACATTATTAATAGAATCTAACTTTGGTGATGGCATGGTATCCGAGTTATTTAGAAAACATGCCATTAACAAACACGTACCAATCAACATAGAGGAGACAAGAGCTAATGTCAGGAAAGAAGATCGTATTATTGACAGCTTGGAGCCTGTCTTTAATCAGCACAGGCTGGTTATTGATCCCAGAGTTATTAAATGGGATTATGATTCAGGGTCTGAAAGACCAACTGAAACTAGATTCCAATATATGCTTGGATATCAAATCTCCAGAATGTGTAGGGAAAAAGGGGCCGTTAAACACGACGACAGGGTCGATGCCCTTGCCCAAGGTGTCAAATGGTTTACAGATGCCCTCTCCATCTCAGCTGATTCCGTAAAATTAGACAGAGAGAAACAAGAGTGGCAAGACCACCTTCAAGCTTGGATAGATGACCCCCAATCAGAAGCTAATTTCCTTGCATTAGGAATGGATTTTGAACAAAGACAAAAAGCTAGAGGTAAAGCTAAAAACGGTGTCCCTACTTGGATTTAAAGCAACCACCCTATTATACACGGAGAAGTGGTGCTCTTCGTGTGTGGAAACAGCGGTCAAAGGGAAGAAGAATAAGACACAATCTTTACTTCTTCCCCCCTTAAACCCTATCATGTTTGCGAACGAAGTGAGCCATGATCCGTAAATTATTATTACTCTTACTACTATTAAGGATAATAGGTCCAGTAGGAGGTATCACGTACCTATACCTAAAGAACAATGTTAATGAGAGAGAAAATCCTCAAAGCCTTATTAGCCCACAACCACGGGGAGCTACAAAAACATTTAGCTAACTGTGAAGTCTACCTAAATAACCCCGTAGGTATCGGTGAACACCCAGGTGTCTTAGAAGCTATTGAAGCTGAACTCCATGATGCCTCGAAGTATGAAGAAAATATTAACCTGATCAATAAGTACCTAAAGGGGTCTTAGATTTTAACATAATTTTCCGTTACCCTTTATGAGTATCGTTGATCCGCTGTGACCCCCGTGGGGTAGTACGAATGTACCACGTAGTACATATGTACCACCATGCGGGGACTAGTACAAATGTACTACTACTGGGAAGTAGACGTAGGTATAAATACTTAGCAGCAGCCCCGCTAGGTATTTATACGCAGCACAAGGGGTAGTGGTACACACGTACTACTACCTTGCGGGGAGACATAGGTATAAATACTTATGCTGACTTATCTGTAAGTATATGTACCTATAAGCTTGTCTTATCTCATATATAAGCTAAAATGAAGTATAGAGCAAAGCTTAAGTAATTATGCCTATAAGTAAATATACCTACACTAAGTATTTATACCTAGCCCCTGGAGAATGTAGTACATACATACTATCAATAGTACAAACATACTATAGTAAGTATTTATACTTAGTACAAATGTACTATAGTACAAACATACTTAAGTATTTATACCTACCAGGTAAAAGTAGTACATGTGTACTAGGCCACCATCATAGGACTGGCCAAAACTACCTTTATAATTTATTTAGAATTAAAGAGTATTTATACCTATTCCTTTTATTTCCAAATAAGGCAATAATAGGTTATCAACCAAAGGAGGAAAACAACCAAACAAATCAAATGTTTTGATTCTCTAACATTTCTTGCATTACTAACCAAATTCATTTATTGTTAGTACATACAAAACAAAGGAGGATTAAACCAAAGACAATCAAACTACAGGACTCTACCTTGTAAGTAGAGAACAGCTTGAAACCCAAAGAGTTAAACGGACAATCTAGGTATTAATACCTTAACGTCACTGGCCTTGGCAAGCGTTACCTAGCCACAGTGTAGCCCTTACGGGGGCAGCTTGAGCCAGGGATGTAGTGGGAGAACGTGGCATCTCTGCCGTTGCTGCGTGAACTAATAAGTGAACTATTAATTAATATAGTTCATATGTACTATGACAGCCAACTGTCCCTTGACGTTAGACAACGTAAAAGTGTGTAATACATATGAACTATTTCTTGGAGAGCAAAGTATGAAAGCCTAGCACCTATAAGGTAAATAAGATTAGGTAATGTGGGTGCAATTCCTACTCTCTCCACACTAACCACTATCATCGGGTGACGCTTTCCACTAACTATGAGCTACTCACAGCTAAGTGAGAACGCTAGACACATTGTTGCCAAGTTCGCTCTTGCTACATCACTAGAAGT